ATAAAACGGCGTTTATCGGGAGTATCGGAGTAGTTGCCACGTGGACAGATGACAGCGTGGCCCGCGAACGGGAAGGTGTTTGTGATTATGAATTAATATCTTCACAATCGCCGCTCAAGCGTCAAGACCTGAGCACGGACACCGGGCTTGCAAGTTTGCAATCGGAATTAGATGCGCTCGCAGAAATATTCATTCAAAACGTCGCGCGGAATCGCGGCGTCGGCGCTCAAGTTGTTGGTGAAAGTTTTGGGCAGGGCGGCGTTATGATTGCCGATGACGCAATGCGCGTGGGAATGTCGGACGGGATCGGTAATCTTGAAAGTGTTATCAAAGAGATGACGGCAAAACCGGCAAAAGTAAAATTTTCAATAAATTCTAACCAAACAGAAAAGGGGGCAAACATGTCCAACAAGAAGGACGACGACAAACGCAAAGCGCGCGCCGCCGATGATCCCGATGACGATGAGGATACGGGAAAAGAGGACAAAGAGGATGAAGACGATGAAAAAGAAAGCAAAGCCGCTGACGATATGGCCTCGCTTCTCGCGTCGAATCCCGCGCTTTTCAATCGAATAAAACTGATTGGGGTGGCAGAGGAACGCGCCCGAATCAAAGCAATAGACGAAATCGGAGCGACGTGCGGATATTCTGACAGCGTGAAATCGGCGATGTTTGACGATCCGATTACCGCAGCCGACCTCGCGCTCCGCGTCGTAAAGTCGGAAGGCCAGTCACGCGCGTTACTGGCTAAGAATTACAAGGCGGACGCCGCGGACATTCCCAGTATTCCCGCAATGGGGGCGTCTGATCCCACGGCGGACAATAGTACACACAATAAAGTGGTAACGGCGATGGTATCAGGACTTGTATCGCGTGGCCATAAGGAGGCAAAACATGCCTAAAAAATTAGGTATCAATCAGATCGGCTCCACCAGAATCGAGACCTTGATTGCCGGTGATTTTCCGACGGTAACGGAAGACGCGGTAGTATCCGGTTCCACCGATTTAGTTGCCGGTAGTGTTGTAATCAGAGAGGACGACGGCACCATATCGCTCGCCAGCGGCGATCCCGACGAACTGAAAGTTTACGGCGTTGCGGCTGAGCCCATTGCGGTGGGGGATACCGGTGTCATCTGGCGGACCGGGCAGTTTGTCCGGGAGAACCTGACGTTCGGAAGCGGAACGTGGGAAGATTGGATTCCCGCCCTGCCTGACGTAATCTTTTTCCAGAGCGCGCGCACCGCGCCCAACCAGTAATGGAGGAATTATGGACCCCGAAAACGCGATAGATATTTACGACCCGCGTACTATGCTGGAGGCATTGATACAGACAACGCCTCCGAAGCAGTTTTTTTTAGATACGTTTTTTTCCGTCGCCGTTACCCATGACACGGAAACCGTTGAGCTCGACATGTTCAAGGGTGGCCGCCGCGTTGCCGCATATGTGAATCCCATACTTGACGGTCAGGTTGTCGTACGCGACGGATACCAGACGTATTCCACGCGCCCGGCGTATACGAAAGAAATGACGGTATTGCGCCCGGCGGATACAATAAAACGCAGCATCGGTGAAAATATTTATCAGGCGAAAACACCCGCCGAACGTGCCGCCGCTGCGCTGGGCGAAGACTTAGCAATGTTGAATGAGCGGCTGACGCGCCGGTTGGAAAAAATGTGCGCTGAGGCTATTACCACCGGCAAAATAATTGTCAACGGCAAAGGGTGGAACGCTCAAGTGGATTTTGGCTACAAAGCCGGAACAAACATTAAAGTTCTCAGTGGCACGTCATGCTGGGATCAGCCCGGCAGCGACCCCATAACTGACCTGAACACGTGGAGATTGGAGATTTCCCGCCGCTGCGGTATAGCTCCGAACTATTGCATTGTCAGCCCACGGGTAGCAATGGTGTTGATCAGGAACAAGACAGTCCTCGAATTGCTCAACACCTTAAATCTCCAAATAGGTAACATCGCGCCCGAAAGCAAGGCCAACGGCGTTAGTTACATAGGTGACCTGATGCTTCCCACGGGTAAAGTGGTTTTACACTCATACGATGAGGTATACACAGACCCCGACACCGGAGAACTTATTCCGCTGGTTCCCGATGACATGGTAATTCTCGGCAGCTCCGAAGCGCGCTGCCAAATGAATTACGGTTTAATTCAGAACCTGAAAATACTCCGGGCCGTGCCGCGCTTCCCGTCGATCTGGGAAAAGCCGGACGGGAGCGCAAGATTTGTCCAACTCGAATCCGCGCCGATGCCCAACCTGTATCAGGTTGACGCATTCACGGTCGCGCACGTGCTGACGGGGGGCGTATAATGAAAATAAGAATCATCGCCCCCATAAAACACGACGGCGTGGACAAAGCAGCCGGTGACGTGCTGGACGTTACCGATGCCGCGGCAAAGCGTCTGATTGCGCTGGGCTTCGCCGAATCGCCCACGCGCAAAGGCAAAAACGCCAAAGTTCCCGAACCGGAACCCTCCGCGCCGGAAGTTACCGAACCGGAAGATGACGAACCGGACGGCAACGAACCGGAAGATGACGATCCCGACGTGGATGAAATCGCGGAGGGCGAGGGCGAAGACATGGACGTTGACGCAATGGCAAAGGACGCCATAGCGCAAGAGCTGTCTATCCGTGGGATCGGATACAAAAGCAACGCGACGCACGCACAACTCGCCGCGCTGCTGAAAGACGCAATCGGTAAAAAGGGGTAAAGGTGGACACCGAATTCAAAGAACAAATACGCGAGGACTTCGCTGAAGTTCTCTTAAACTCAAATGAATTTGGGCGTGTTTGTTCTTGGAACGGTAATCCGCTGAAAATTGCGGAGGACGCGCGGAGCGACTTGCAAGCGTATCAGGGGCAGGGCGTAAACCGCGCCGACAAGGTTATTTATTGCCGCGACGTTGACTTAAAGCCGACGCCGCGGGCAAATGAGCAGGTAAACCTTGACGGTAAAATGTGGCATATAGTAGACGTAAGGGAGCCGTTCGGCTACCTTGTTATAACCTTAAACCGGAGGACGGCGTGATTAATTTTAGCTCGGCAATAGTAAATGATCCCGCCGTCCAGCGCTTCGTGAGGGAATGCCCGGAGCGGTTCACGGACGCGGTGGAAACGGCAACCAACAAGGCCGCCTCGCGCATAAGATATTTAGTAAAACGCGAGACCCCAAACAGATGGGGAATAAAAAAGGAAGAAATGCGGAACTTCAAACTGAAACGCGCGCTCAAAAAGCAGGGCACCCTGATCGCCACGGCAATATTGCGCGGCGGAAACGTGCCGCTTTTCAGGTTTCTCGGCGTTAGCCCACGCACGCCCATGACTGGCAAAACGACGGGCGGCGTATCGGTTATGATTGCCGGTCAATCACATAAATTTAGCGGGGCGTTTGTTGGCCAAATGAGTAGTGGACATACCGGAATTTTCCGGCGCATGGGCCAAAAAACAGCCAGCGGCAAAGAAAGAATAACAGAATTGACAAGCGTATCGGCCCCCGCGTTCACCGCGTCGGAGCGGACGGGAATTCCCGAACGAATCGCGCCGATGGTACAGGTGGAATTTGAAGCCGCGTTCAAAGCCACGGTAACAACATGGCTCAGCCTTCTGGGGGCAAAATGAGATCGACTTTTCTTTTGTTGAAAGACATACAGAACGTGCTCACCAAAGCGTTCGCCGATTTTCGCCTTGACGACAGCACGGAAACGGGCGGCCTGCGCCAGCCGCTCATAGTCATAGGCCACGTGCCGCCAAAAAGGTCGATGCCAACCGGCGCGGAAAATAAAACAGACGGTAAATCGGAAAACGAAACGGTTTCCGGCGATCCGCCGATTATAATCATTAGATTTCTTGACGACGTAGATGGAGAAGATAAAAACGGCGCAACGGTGGACGACGCCAACGTGGGAATTTTCTGTATCGCGTATAGTCAAGACAGCTTTACGGAAATCGAAGCGGGGTATCAGGATATTATGAACATGTCCGACCGCGTAAAGATTGCCATTGTAAATAATGGCCGCTACTGGGAAAATAATCACTGGTGGCGGGAAGGCCCGATAAAACGTACAACGGGCATTGAAAAGGAATTAGCGGGAATATACGAAGCGGGGGCGCACGACCACCCATTTTACGGTGCTGCGATTGTGGCGACTTTCAAGTCGCCCGCAATCCCGCGCCCCCCGTTTTCAACTCTAATAAAAGGAGAGTGAGGAATGCCAAACGAATCCGGCGCGGCGGTGGAAATGTCAAACGCCGCGAAAAACAAACATAAACCGATGAATGTGCCGCCGCCTGATATACTCGCGGGCGAGCCGCACAAACACAAGCGGATAATCTATCTGGGGCCGACCGTAAAGGATGGCGAAGCGTTCAGCCTGAAATTCGGGTCAATATTTTCCAACGGATTACCGCCCGAAGTTTCCGCCCGCGTCGAAGCGGATGAACATCTGGCGGAATTATTCGTTGCCACCGACAAAACCGCCGTCGCCTCAGCCGTTCGTTCGCTGGCGGATGGAGATTCCGTTTTGTCAGCGGCAAAAAAACACGTTATCAAAAAATACGCGCACGGCGCGCAGAAAGCGAGGCGGTAAATGGCTGAATTTTTTGGGGTAGGATATTCACAGGTGCCGACCGCGCTGGTGGCCCCGGCAACCGTTGACGCCTCGCTTCCGATCGCGTTCGGCACCGCGCCGATACACCGGTTAGAACCGGAAGCGCGCGCAAAGGCGATGCCCGGAAGCATCATACTTTGCTACTCGGACGCCGAAGCGGGCGCGCAGCTCGGCATCGTTGCCGCGCGCGACGACTTCAAGAAGTGGGGATTAAGTGAACAAGCGTTCAGCCAGTTTGCGCTATACGGCAAAGCGCCGGGATTGTACGTCAATATATTCGATCCCAACGTACACAATGTCGGCGTAACAGGCGAGACGTTATCGTTCTATCTGTCTAACGGTTTCCAGACCGCGTTTCTTTCGCACGCGGACGCAATCGACGGTATAACGATTACCGACACGGAGTCCACGCCGACAACCTACGTTGCCGGTACTGACTACACTGTCAACAATATTACCGGCGCGGTGAAAGCCATAGACGGGAGCGCGCTCGAAGCGGCAATCACCGCAAACAAGACGATAAAAGCGTCATACAAATACGCGGCCCCCGAACTCGTTACCGTTGACGACGTAATAGGCGGCTATGACGCGGTGACGGGAAAAACGACAGGCCTTGAATTGATTGAGCAGGCGTTCCCGAAATACCGGATGACGCCGGGGATCATTCTCGCGCCGAACTTCTCGCAAGACCCGACCGTGGCCATGATCATGGCGGCGAAATGCGTGGAAATCAACGGCGTATTCGGCGCGGTTGCCTATGCTGACCTGCCCTCGGATAACCTTAATGTATATAGCAACGTTCCCGCGTATAAAAACAAAAACGGCCTTGTTAGCGAGAACCTTTATCTCTGTTGGCCAAAGACGCAAGTGGGCGAGCGGCTGATGAATCTTGCCACGCACGCAGCCGGAGCGACCGCGGCGGAAGACCGCGCGCGCAATGGCATCCCATACGCCTCGCCGTCCAACAACGCGCTTCAGTGTCAGGGCGCGGCGACCGGCGACGGAAACGAGGTATCGCTCACGTTACCGCAGGCCAACTATCTGCGCGAAAACGGTATCGCCACGATACTAAATTTCACAACTGGGAATGTGCTCTGGGGCACGAAGACCGCCGCGGCTCCCGGTAATACTGACCCCGTTGACATGTTCATATCGTCGCGGCGCATGATTGCGTGGCTCGGCAACCGCCTTATTTTGACGTGGTTTCAGAAAGTTGACGATCCCAACAATCGCCGTTTAATCCAAACGATTGTAAACAGCGAACAAATAAGCCTTAATTCGTTGGTTGCTGTTGGGGCGCTTACCGGTGGTAACATTAATTTTATCGACACGGAAAACAGTCTCGTCAGCCTTATGGCCGGGAAGATTGTTTTTGACATTGTGCTTGGGCTTGTTTCCCCGGCGCAGAACATACAATTCAGGCTTCAGTACGAGCCTGCGTTCCTTCAGAGCCTATTTCAGTAGGGAAAGGAAAGGTGAATAATGGATGTACCTGCGGTATTAGTTAATTACGAAGCGTTTCGCGAAGGTGGCCGCATCATAGGCCACACAAACGTCACACCGCCCGACATCGAATACCGCAAGGCGGCGATTAGCGGCGCGGGCATAGCTGGGACGATGGACGTGCCCGTGGTAGGGCAGTTAGAGAACATGGAATCATCCATCGAATTCTCAGTCGCGCACAAAGACGTGCGCGATTTAATGACGCCAAATTTCCACCACATAGAATTTTGGGGCGCCATTCAGGGAATAGACTCGGCAACCGGCGAAATGAAAGTCTGGCAGCACAAAATAGTCATGCAAATGATGCCATCGGGTTTCAAGCCGGGGGCGTGGAAGCCTGCCGAACCGCAAGGGCGCTCACATGCGTTTACCGTGAGGTATTATAAGGAAATGATTGACAACGAAACAATAATAGAGATTGATAAACTCAACAACAAACTCAATATCGGCGGTCAGGATGTGGTTGCACAAATCCGCGCCGCCATAGGAGTATAGGAGGGCGGTAACATGAACAACAGCACAAAAACGTCGGCGGCTGCGGCAACTGAGCCGCAGCCGATTGCGGCAAACGTCGAAGAAATAAAGGACAAGGTCGAAACGGCTGACCTTACCAGAATAAAAAAGTATAAGCTGTCAAGGCCGGTAACGGTTGCAGACAAAACCTATGAGGTTTTGTCGCTCGACTTTGACAAGTTGACAGGGGAGGACATGGAACACGCGGCCATGTTACCGGGGGCAATTCCGGGGGATGGGTCGACGAGCGAGTATTCCAAGACGTATCTGATGGCTATTGCCGCCAGAGCCGCCGGTATAACGATTCACGAAATCCGCAAGTTTCCGATTGCGGATACTACCGGCCTGACAATGGTGGCGTATGGTTTTTTAATGCGGGGGCTTTCGGAAAGCATCAAACAATGATGGAATTGGTAGTCCGTTTGGCGCGGGCTACCAATACGTCTATTGAATGTTTTTTGAAAATGCCCCTGAAACGGCTGTATTCATGGGCCGCAGTTGTGGCCGACGTAATAAAAAAAGACGACGGGTAACATGGCAGATTTAAGAAAAACCTTCGAACTGGCGTTTGCCATAGGCGGGAAGCTCGACCCGTCGTTTAAGTCCGCGCACTCCGAAGCGGCTGCGTCAATTGCTAAACTGTCGCAAAAATCGCAGGAAGCTATGGCGTTTAGCAAGCTGCAAAAGGAATATAAGTCCGCGCTCAGCGACTTCAAAAGCGCGGCCAGCGAGACAAGCGCGGCATGGGGGAACGTCTTTAATTCTATCGCCGGGCCGATAAAACAAATTGCGACACTCGGCGCGGTTGCCGGTGCCGCCGTCTATGGCCTCGCGGCAACGACGGCGAACTTTGGCGACAAGGCCGTAAAAACCGCCAAAAAAGTGGGCCTGAATACAGAGGAATATAGCAAACTCGCCTATGCCGCGCAACAAAGCAACATATCGCAAGAAGAATTTTCGGGATCGTTGATTAAATTCAATCAATTAATCGCGAAAGCGTATAAAGGAAACGACGACGCGCAGTTTGCTTTTAAACGCGCCGGGGTAAATATCAAAGATACCAGTGGAAAGCTCAAGGACACGAAGCAGATTCTACTTGAGGCGTCCAACATGTTTGAGAGGATGCCGGAGGGAATATACAAGGCTGATTTAGCAATGGCCCTGTTTGGTAAATCCGCTGGCCCAAACCTTGTTCCCCTGATGGAGCAGGGGAGCAAAAAAATAGGCAAACTCGGCGATGACGCCGCGCGCCTCGGAATAATCTTTGACGATCTCGAAGGCGAAAAGGCCGTCAATTTTTCGGGAAGCATGACGGAACTTAAGGCCGCCGTGCAGGGGCTGGGATTTTCCGTTGGGAAATTGCTACTTGAACCGCTGACAAAGGTCAACGAGGCGGTGGTGGAATGGATTACCACCAACCGTGAATTTATAAGTATGAAAGTAAATGAATTTATAAAAGATACGATAACGTGGGTAAAACAGAATAAAGACGCCATTATCGGCCTCAAAGATTCAGTCGTTCAATTCATTGGTCAGATCGGCGTCTGGATCGAAAAGAACGGCGGCCTTTTTGAAGTAGTAAAAAAAGTAGGACAGGCGTTTATTGCTTTAAAAGCATTAGGCATAGCGTTTGCGATAATGGGCGCGGTTGCGTCCACGGCTACATTCATTGCGTCTATTGCAGGATTAATTGTAAAAACAAAATTATTAATTGCGGCGTTCGGAGGATTTAAAGTAATTGCGGGATTGATTGCAGGGGCTGCGGCTCCGGTTGCCTTCGTTGCCGCCGCGGTTGTGTCGCTTGGCGTTGCCACGTATCTACTCATAAAAAACTGGTCAGAAGTTGTGTATTTTTTCAAGAATATGGCGGTAACGGTTCCCATATTTATCAACGATTTAGTTGAAGACATAAAAGGACTTTTTGGCGGCCTGCCGGGATGGATTCAGGTAATTGTCGCGCCCATAAAAAACATAATAACAAGCCCGATTCAGGCCGTGCAGGACTTGTTGGCCGGAAACATTAAGGGATTCATTACAAACATGGGTAAATTTATAATTAGCAAAATACTTCTGGTTCCGTTAATAATTGCTAACGCGGGCAACGCAATTATAAAAGCCATATTTGGCGTTGACATAATCGGAGCCATAAAAGAATGGATAAGTCCGGTGATAACAGTAATTAGCAATATATTGGGCGCGGGAATAGACGCAATAGTGGACTTTTTTGTCGGAGAATTCAACGGCGTTAAAGACGCTTTCGGCGAGGGCTTTTTTAATGGAATTTTTACAATCCTGAAAAAGATTCCCACGCTGTTTTTTAGAATGGGAATAGATGTTATAAAGGCCGTAACCGCTGTTGACATATCGCCAGTTATGGACCGGGTAAATGGTATTTTTAGAGGCATAAAAGCCATATTTACGGGAATCGGCGGCCTTGTTTCCGCGTCCTTTCGGGCCGTTGCCGGTTTCATAGGCGGCGAGCTGGCCGCTATAAAACAGGCTTTCGCCGGAGGATTTATCAATGGGATCGGCTCAATTTTGTCACGCGTTCCAACGTTTTTTGTCCGCATGGCTGCGGATGTAATCAAAGCCATTACCGGCATAGACTTAATCAGCGTCGGAAAGCAATGGATCGGCGGCCTTGTGTCCGCTGTCGGAGCGGCTGCGTCTGGCCTCGTGTCAGTTGTTTCCGCCGCCATCCGAGGCTTTACCAACGTCTTTAGCGGCGAGCTGGCCGCTATAAAACAGGCTTTCAGCGGGGTATTTAACGCGGTTTTATCAATCGTAAACAACATAGGCGCGGCCATAACCGCGGCGGCCAGTGGATTCATGTCCGGCGTCTCCGCTATGTTTTATAATGTTTGGAATACGGTGGGGGAGATATTTTCCGGCGCGATTACAAAAATCAAGTCGTTATTTTCGGACGGTTTTTTGGTGGGAATAACGAATATAATCAAAAATTTCAACTTTATATCAATAATCAATAATTTAGTCAATAAAATATTTGATATTGATCTACTGTCTATAGGAAAAAACTGGATCGCAAAACTAATAGACGGTATTCTGGCGGGAATAAAGAGCGCCGGAGCTGCGGTCAAAGACGCGCTCGGCGGCGTGATCCCAAAGGCAGCCGACCTGCTGGGCGGGGCTGTCGGTGCCGTCGCGAAAGTTATACCAAAATTCAGCGAGGGCGGCATCGCAACCGCACCGTCCCTGGCCGCCGAAGACGGACGCCCAGAAGCAATTATCCCGCTGACGAAACCGCGCCGCGCCGTCGAAGTCATGCGTCAGGTGGCGGCGCAATTTCCAAACATTATAGGCTTTGCGAAACCGGAAGCCGCCGCCTCCCCGCGCCCACAAACATCGGTGCAGACGCCACTTGAACGCCTGCAAAAGATAACAAGCGTTACAAGCAATAAGAGCGTTTCCGGCAGCACCTTTAATTTTTCCGCGCCGATTACCATAAACGGCATCGGAGGCGCTGACGCCTCCGCCGTTAAAACGTCGGTGGAAACCGCCGTTTCCGACATGAAAAATAAATTTGAACAATGGTTCGCGGAATTCCAGCGCGCGGAGATAAGGGTGGCGGCACAATGAACTGGAACTACGAAACCAAACAGGGCGACACGTGGGATATGCTGGCCCTGCAAACATACGGGAGCGAAAAACTCGCGCATGTTTTAGTGCTTGCAAACCCGCCGCTGATGCGTATTATAACACTACCGGCTGGGCTGCGCGTAACGATCCCGTCCACGCCAGCCGGTAAAACGAATTCACCGCTTCCGCCGTGGGCGAGGGGGTAACAATGTACGCGCGCAATACGCAGATAAAACTCAAATACGATAACGTTGATATTTCTTTAGACGTTGAACCATTCATCAAGAATATTCGGTATGTTGACCGCACGTTACCGGATAAGATGGATGAATTAAGCGTAACGTTTCAGGACATTGACGGACTCTGGCGCAGGGAATGGTTCCCTGACCGCGGCGCGACCGTGGAAGCCTCGTTCAACGTAACGGACTGGTTCACGCAGGGCGATTCTTTCACACGGGAATGCGGTAAATTTGAGATAGACGATATAACCAGTAAGGGCCCAGATACGGAGCTCACGATTGCCGCCGTTGCCGTGGGAATATCGTCGTCAATTCGGCGGCAGCAGAACACGAAGGTGTGGGGAGACGGAAAAGACGAATCTATAGACATTAAAACGATTATTGAAGAATTGGTCACCAAACACGGCTTTGAATTTAAATGGTATTCCAACTATAACCCCACGCTCGAACGGTGGGAACAAAAAAGCAAAAGCGACTTGGCCGCAATAAGAGAAATATGTGATTACGCCGGGCTCATGTTTAAGATTACCGACAAGCACGTAATCATTTTTCGCGGCGAGGAATTTGACAAAAAAGAGCCGGAAAAGACAATCCGCATAGTTGACGACGGCGTAAAAAACTGGACTTTCAACGCCAACGCCTCGGATATTTATTCGGCTTGCGAAGTCAAATACTATGACCCGGCGCAAAAAAAATTGATAGAATATTTATACGTGCCGGAGGGAATAAGCGGCGCGCGTAGCAAGGCTGAAAAATCGAAAGGCCCAACAACGAAGCGCGCGGTGGAAGAAAAAAACGGCACGCGCATGGAAATAAAAATAGTAATACCGGATACGAGCGAAAAAGCGCCGGAAATAACTGAGCCGGAAATCGGCCAGATATTAAAGGTGAACCGCCGCGTTACTGACATCGCCGAGGCCGAGGAAGTAGCAAAGGCCGCGCTGCGCTCAAAGAATATGCGTCAGGTAAAAGGCACGTTATCAATGATGGGTCGGCCCGATATGTATAGCGGGATGAACATAAATGTAGCGGGATTCGGACGCTGGGATTCGGTAACCTGGAACGTCGAAGAAATCTCGCATGATTATAGCAAGAGCGCGGGGTATAACTCCACGCTTTCGCTGAGGGGAATATTAGGGTATTGACTATGGACGCAACGGTAGCGGCAGCGATGCGCGATATTTTTCGTGTTGGAGAGGTAACGGAGGTGGACGCGGAAAAGTGCACGGCGCGTGTAACGTTCCCGGACACCGACGACGCCGTCTCCGTTCCGCTTGTAGTCGCGCAGCGAAAAACGCACAAGGACAAAGACTTCTGGATGCCGGACGTCGGTGAAATGGTGGCGTGTTTGTTTCTTGCGACCGGCCCAATCGCCGGATTTATAATGTTTGCGATATATAACGAGATCGATATTCCGCCTGTTACCGACCCGGACAAGCGGCATATACAATACGAAGACGAAACTGTATTTGAGTATGATCGCAAAGAACACAAACTAACCGTCGAACTGAAAGGCGACGCGGTAATTAATATAGAGGGTGAAGACGGGGGAGAGGTTGCGGTTGCCGTAAAAAAAGGCGTTACTATCACAACAGAGGCCGCCGTGGTAATCGGCGCGGAGGAAGATATAACGATAACGGCAGAGGGAAATATAGGCATAGATGCGACTGGGAATATAAATATAATGTCAACCGGAAACACAAAGTTATCGCCCACGGGAACATTTGAGATTAGCAAGCAAACACCAGCCACCCCTGCACAAGGGCCGCTGAACTGCTTGTCCAACTGTCTATTTGCCGGGCCGCTCCACGGCGGCAACACGGTGGCATAGGGGGTAATCATGGCGATGAACGCGGGGGATTTGGGGAATAGTTTATATGCGCGCCTAAAAAAAGATATGGGGCTCGCAAAATTTGACGATGGCGAATTAGGTAATTTAAAAAAATTTTGTATTGCGATTACCGACGAAATAATAAGTCATATCGTGGACAATGCTGTCGTAAAAAGCAGTACAATAAATAGCGGTAATATATTGGTGAATGGCGGCGTGTCCGGCATGGCCCCGTATGTTGGCCCTGTCTTGAACGCGATAGGCGTGTTAAATGACGGCTCTTTAACGGACGGAAAAATAACATGAACGCAGCGGTAAAAGACCTTGCGAAAGATATTGCGGACATTGCGCTCGCGCGCGTACTGTCTAAGACGCCGTTTGTCGGCTTCATAGGCGGGACAATATTTTTTGCGTCATCAATCATTACCAATACATTTAACGAAATAAACCGCAAAGCTGAATCGCGGTTTGTTGAGCACGATGTAATCTATGGTAAACCGCTTACAGAATTTACAGGAAACGACCTTAAAGACTTTACGGTGGATATTACGCTCCACAGCGCGCTGGGCGTTGACCCGTTACTGTTTTATGAAGGATTAGAGAAAATGGTGGAAAGCGGCCAGCCGCAGATGGTATTCATAAACTATAAAAAAACCGGAATATATACCGCGCGAAAAGTGGAGGGTATAGAAAAATACTGGGCGTTGGGGCGCCCTGCGGTAATGGACGTAACGCTTACCCTGCGGGAATATGTCAGCAGCCTCCCAACGGAGGCCGAACGCAAGCTGCGCGAAGCCGAACTTCGGCGCGAAGACACCGGCGCGGGCGGCCCGGACAAGCTACCGGGAACGCCTGCCGACGTCGCGGCCCTGTCTCCAACCGGAGGAGTGACACCAGCATAACTATGGCCACAGAATTTACCGTCCTCGGCACACCGCTAACCGACATCGAGATCGGGGCGACCGGCTTGCGCGAAATTGCGCAAAACGTTAAAACGATTATGACCACGCTGCGCGGCACGCTGATGCTTGACCGGATGTTTGGCATAGACCAAACGCTGGTTGACAAGCCGGTGAACGAAGTCATGGCAAAGATTATAACCGATTTGGCGGTTCAAATAGAAAGTTATGAACCGCGCGCGGAGGTAGTGGGAATGACGCTGGAAAGAAGCGACGTGGGAATGGGAGAAGTAGCGCCGCTTGCCACAATAAGAGTCAGGCCGGGGGTAAGAATATGAGCACGGAAACAACGCGCATAGCGGCGATAGAGGATACCGGCGACCGGTTTTTCGGCCTGCCGCTTTTCGCGCTCGGACACATCGACCGCGCCGATATGACGGCCAACCTTGAGGTATTGTGGGAACGCACAACGGGATCGGCTCCGGCCTCCGACGCGAACGCCTTTATCGCGCGGCTTGTAGATATTATAGAGCGGCAAAATAATCTGTCATCGGTTGACACTGGGGAAGTGGTAGAATCCACGATTACTATGTACGAGGGGATAATGAACACTACATTGTTTCCCGGTGACCCCGTGCGGCTTTTTCTCTCGACGCTTGCGGCCATAATAGCAATGCAAAACGCTGTTTCCGACTGGACGCAAAAACAGAATTTTCTGCGCTTCGCCACCGGCGCGTATCTCGACGGCCTCGCCGCGCTTCTGGACGTCTACCGTTTGGAATCGTTTCCGGCCAAGACGGTTATCCGGTATTCACTCGCCGCGCCGCGCCCCGTGCCCACAATAATACCGCAGGGCACCCGCTCCACGGCTGACGGCAAAATATTTTTTGCGACGGACGCGCTCAAAGTCATTCCCACGGGCGTTCTGACCGTGGAAATACCGGCAACATGTTTGACGCATGGATTAGAGGGTAACGGCCTTATTCCCGGCCTGATAAACCGCGCGGTAGATGTTATAGCGTTTGTAAAATCGGTAGAAAATATCATAGAATCGAACGGCGGCTCAGACACGGAGGGAGACGAAAGCCTTCGCGCGCGCGTGCGGCTGAGCCCCGGACGGACGTCCACGGCTGGCGCGCGGCTGTCGTATCTTTATCACGCGCTCACTGCGCACGGTAACATCGGCGACGTGTCGGTGGTTGGGCCTGATGACAGAAATGGCGAGCGCAAAGGCGAAGTAGACATATTTGTCATGCTCAAGGGCGGCGGAATTCCCGACGCGAACGGCGCGGAAATATCCGCCGTCGAAAGCGCGCTGAATCAGGAGCGCGTGCGCCCGCTAACCGACAAGGTGAATGTTCACCCTGTCTATAAATTAGATATTGATTATACGATAACGTGGTTCATCACCGCCGCGCAGGGCGCGCAATACACGCAGATTGAAGAACAAATCGAAGCGGCGGTCAAGGAATATGAAACGTGGCAAACGGAGCGCGTGGGGCGCGATATAAACCCCGACCGGCTTGTAGAATTGTGCCGCGCAGCCGGAGCGAAGCGCGTCGAACTCGACGGACTGGCCTTTACGCCGCTGACAAAAAACACCGTCGCGTATATTGACAATCGGGAAATAATTTCAGGGGGGGTGGAAGGTGAATAATACGCTCTCCAACTTTAAATTCAACGACCTGTTACCGTCCAGCGTTAAAGACGATCCAAAATTTATCGCCGCGTCCGCGTGCTTGGATAAACTGTTTGAAAATTTTGACGACCGCGTGAAGTTAATGCTGATCTACAGCCGCATTGACGAACTGACGGAAAGCGAAATAGACGATCTCGCGTGGCAGTGGAATATCGGCTATTTTGAGGGGTATTTTTTAGTAACGTCTTTGGAAGAAAAAAAGAGACTTGTAAAGCACGCGATACAAGTACACTGGCATAAAGGAACGCTCTGGGCGCTGCGCAGCGTGCCGCAGTTTTTGGGAATGCCAACCTTCACCATAGAATGGTTCGAAAGCGACCTTATAGGCTCGGAAATGGAGCCGTATGAATTTGACTTCGCGATTGATACCGGCGTGCGCGGGGCATCTCCCACGATACAAAGCGACGTGATGAATCTTATTAACAACCTGAAGAACGCGCGCTCGTATCTCCGGCACATTATTCTTATGATTTCCTGGCGGCTTAATATACGCTACGGGATAATAGGCCACGGCTTGCAGATCGGAAAGGTGCGCCCTAAGCACTGGCCCGGCGGCACCGCAAGAATAAAATACGGAATAGGGGTGGCGGAACACTCGGCAATCGCCGCGCGCGTATTACCGAAGGTGTGGACAGGCGGCACCATAAAAATAGGATACCGGAAAGTCGCCGGTGAATATTCAGCCACAACCGCGCGCGTATTACCAAAGGCGTGGACGGGCGGCACCGTAAAAATAAAATATACAATGGTTATAAGCGGCCACATGGTAATGGGTAACAGCGTCCGCCCCAAAATAATAGCGATAAACATCGCTATTGCGCTAAAGACCAAACGGACGCCCGGCTATTACTTCGCGGTAAAAACAAAGGTATTGCCGCGCGTCAATACGAGGATAGAAACATCGGTAAAATATCGCGTGGCGGTTGGCTCGTACTCTGCGGCAACCGTGCGGATAAATCCAAAAATACGCGGTGGAAACGATATTTTGATTAAAAATAAAACATGCGTCGGTGCGCACTCGGCCACTTTTGGCAGGGTAAATCCGGCGCGTTATGCGGTATAAAAACTAAAAGGAGGTGTTTATGGACACAGAAGAACCAGTAGAAGAACCGGTGGTAAGGCAGTATTTCTCGCAGCTCACGCCGCACGGCAAAGCCGTTTCGCGCGATGTTTTTAACGGGGGCGAGACCGTTAAGTTGTCCCACATGGCGGTGGGGTACGGAGCTGAAGACACCGGTAACGGCTATTATATTCCCGCGGACGATCAGCCCGATCTGCTGAACGAGTGGTATCGGTTTGAGCTTAACTCGCTCACTGTCGATCCCAATAACCCGGCGTGGCTGATTGCCGAGGGAATCATAAGAGAGGACATCGGCGGCCACTGGATTCACGAGGTGTCCGTAATCGACAATAACGGCGGCGTCGTGGGCATCGCAACATACCCGGAAACGTACAAGCCGACCGTGCCGCAGGGAACGTCTTCCGCTGCGGTAGTACGGGTCATTCTCCAAGTTGACGATGCCAACAAATTCCAGCTGGTGATTGACACGTCGCTCGCACTTGTTACCCGCGATGAATTTGCGGGTGTTATTGCTAACATCAATAGCAAACTCAACGCCCTCGCGCCCATACACAATCCCGCGCTCACCGGCATACCCACCGCCCCAACGCAGCCGCAGGACGGCGAGGAAAACGGCGGCGAGGAAACGGAAACCGGAGAGGAAACGGACGGCGAAGGCGAACTGGAAACCGGAGAGGAAATCGCAGGCGAAAGCGAACTGGAAACCGGAGAGGAAATCGACGGAGAAGGCGACGGCGAAAGCGACGGCAACGAAGGCCCGCAAACGCCGACACATTCCGCGCCGATTGCAACCACGGAATACGTCCGCGCCGCGGCCAGCGGAATATCCAAATGGGTAACGGATAACTTCGCGCCCATAGGCAGCGGGGGCGGAGGCGGCGGCCAGCCTCCGGCACCGGGAACGGGCGCGATAATGGGCGCGCGCTGGTTTAAAAACGCAAGCCCCACCACGCTCACGCGGCTCTATGACGCGGTCGGCCTGAACTTTACCCCTGCCGTAAACGGCGTTGGCGGTAATTCTGACTTCGACGCTATGCCGATATACCAGGACATCCGCCTTTGCAACGTTATTAATGGCGGCGAGGTAACAGCATATTACGGCGAACCGGGATTTTCGCGCACGCCGTCAAGCGGGGACGTCATGGTGGAAATTCCCAGATTTTATTTTAAAATCGTTGAAAATCTTGACACGCGCGATTATCTCATAAGCGACGTCAAGCACGACAATACGTGGCAGGAATCGCCGCGGCACGCCCCAACAGCCACAAAGCCGAACGGCTACGACCGGATTTACGTCAGCGCGTACACGCTGAACGCGAACTATAAATCGCAAGCCGGTAATGCCTCGGCGGTCAATATGACACGCGCGGCGGCGCGCACGGGCTGCGCTAACCGTGGATCGCAATACTGGCAGTATGATTACGCGACGTATTGTACGCTGCAATTACTCTACCTTGTCGAAGTTGCCGACTGGAATTCTCAGGCGGCGGTGGGAATGGGCAACGTGAGCACCTCGGCGCAGATAAACACCGGCAACACCGACAATATTTTGTTTCATTCGGGATCGACGGCAAACGCCGGTGCGGGAACGGGGACAGTCAAATACCGGAATATCGAAAATCTCTGGGGTAATATTTACCAGTGGGTAGACGGGATAAACATTAACGAGAGAGTAGCGCACATCAGCCTTATTCCCTCGCAATATGTTGACGATACCGCGAACAACTATAGCGCGCTGTCGTATACCAACGCGAACGCTAATTCGGAATTTATAAAACAGCTGGGATTCGATGTAAATTATCCCTGGGCGCAGATGTGCACGGCGGGCGGAGGGGCTGACGGGACGTTCATTCCCGATAAGTATTTCACCAGTACCGGATGGCGTGTGCTGTCTGTCGGCGGGGGCTGGAACGGCGGCGGGGGCGCTGGCCTGTTCTGCTTCCACGCGAGCAGCGCGTCGTCGAGCGTGAGCACGAGCGTCGGCTGCCGCCTCCTTTGTTTGCCCGATTAGCGGGGGAATGGGGGCAGCCAGCCCCCAATGTTTTAATATGTTTTGATTTTGATTTTTTGTTTTTAGTTTTTTTGTTTTTGTTTTTTGTAAAGGGGAATAGTAGTTGGCAGTACCGGATGGCGTGTGCTGCATGTCGGCGGGAACTGGAACAACGGCGGGAACGCTGGCCTGTTCTACTTCAACGCGAACAACGCGTCGTCGAGCGTGAACACGAACGTCGGCTGCCGCCTATTTATTTGCAAGATGGATTTGGTATTAGAACTATTGTTTCCTTGCCACTCGGCAAAAATATTTTGCGATCGGGCGCGGCTTAGTAGGTGGTAACACTCGAAACGCCGCGAAGCAAATAAGGAGAAGCATGAAACGCGCGGGTCATCTTTACGAAAAAATACTTGATCCCAAAGTGATCGAGTTTGCTATTGTGGAAGCCGGACGCGGCAAACGCAGCCGCAAGGCCGTGTGCCGCGTCATGGCCGACCTTCCGCGTCACGTTACAATCATTAGAGACATGCTGTTGAACCAAACTTTCACGCCGTCCGATTACCACGTATCAATTCGATACGACCACCGAACAAAGAAAAGCCGCAAAATTCAGCGGCCAGTATTTTTCCCGGATCAGTGTATTCACTGGTTAATTGTAATCGCAGTTAAAGACGTTTTTATGCGTGGTATGTATCATTGGAATTGCGGCAGCATTCCCGGACGGGGAATACGCCACGGCCACAAAGCCGTGAAGCGGTGGCTGACCGCCGACAACAAGGGCACAAAATACACGCTGAAAATGGACATCCAGAAATTTTATGACAGCGTGCCGCATGATAAATTGATGGCCGCCATACGCCACAAAATCAAAGACGAAAGAATTTTGTCGCTGATAGAAAAGGTGGTAAAGACCACCGAAGCCGGTATTCCCATTGGGAATTATACGTCGCAGTGGTTCGCGAACCTGTATCTTGAAAAATTAGACCACCATATCAAAGAGGCGCTCGGCGTACAATATTACGTCCGATATATTGACGACCTTGTTATTTTCGGCCCAAATAAAAAGAAGCTGCACAAGACGCGCATCGCCATAGGCGGCTTTTTGGAAACGGTAATGGGCCTGAAGCTGAAAGGAAACTGGCAGGTATTTAAAACCGCGTCCCGCGGCGTCGATTTTTTGGGATATGTATTTTTTCACAATCATATAAAACTGCGCGCGCGGAATTTTATCACGCTCGTTCGCCAGTGTAACAAGGTGCGCAGAAAAATAATCGCGAAGGTTGCGATCCCGTATATCATGGCGGCGGGATTGTTGAGCCGGATAGGACAATTCAAATACTTCAATTCCCAAAACATAAAAAGCAGATATTTAAAAGGTATAAATATTAACTTATTAAAAGGAGTGGTAAGAAATGAGAGCAAAAGGAAGTTACCAGCCGCAGCCGTTTGAGTACGAGATTATCGGAAAGAACGCGCTGCTCCGTTTTTATGAGAATGTGACGGAAACGAACGAAGTTGACGAAAGCACCAATTTTGCTTTTATCGGCTGGGAATTCGACCGCTACACAATCGAACGCCCGTATGAGGCGGGCCTTCCCACGCGCGTAAACAACAACCTCGCGGCGTGGATGGAAATGGCAAAAAATGAGGAACGCGACCGCCTCGCCGCTGACGTCCGCAGCCGTCGCAACGAGGCTCTGGAAGCCTCGGACAAGACGCAGCTCAACGACGCGCCGATGACCAAAAACGAGAAAAACTTGTGGAAGGCCTACCGTCAGGACTTGCGCGACGTTCCCGAACAGCCCGGATTCCCGTATACCGTGGAATTCCCGCAGCCGCCGCAGCCGGAGCCCGTTGGAGAGGGAAATGAATAAAATGAAAAAAGATATTTTGTTGAATATCATAGACCCGGCGCTGGAAACGCTTTCAAAATATGCCTTTCCGGTGCCGTACAGCCAGTCCGCCCGCGCCATGATGTACGCAATCGGAATGCAGGAATCGCGTTTCCTGCACCGCTTCCAGTTGCCGCAGCCGAACGCGGCCAACCGGAAAGGCCCCGCACGCGGCCTTTGGCAGTTTGAGGCGATGGGCGGCGTGGACGGCGTACTGAAACATCCGGCAACGAAGGAGCGCGCGGAATTTTTTGCGCGCTCCTTCGTTGGTTCAATCAATCCGCACGCGGTGTGGGCCACGCTGGAATACGAAGACATGCTCGCGGCAATTTTCGCGCGGTTGTTGTTACTGAGCGATCCCAACGCGCTGCCCGATCCGAAGCCCGCAAGCGAAGACGCCGCGTGGAATTGCTATATCCGTAACTGGCGGCCCGGCGCTCCGCACAGAGAAACGTGGGGGAAAATTTGGGCGGAGTCAATCGCGGTAATCAATTAACCATAGCGGCAACGGCGCCGCGAAGAAAGGGCGATGTTATGAGGGAAGCGGCAATCGTGGCCATGTCAGCCATAGGCTCGGTATTCTATCACCTGTTTGGCCCGTGGAATTCCTTATTTGAGGCCATGTTTGTATTCATGGTGCTTGACTTCGCAATGGGATTTCTGGTGGCCGCCATATTCAAAAAAAGCCCCAATTCCCGCGACGGGAAGCTGTGGAGCGTGCCCATGAAGCGCGGCCTAATCAAGAAAGGAATGGCCCTTGTATTTGTAATTGTCGGCCAGCAGCTTGACTATGTTATTGAGCGCGATTATGTAAAACCGGCGATAATGTTTTTTATTATCGGCACGGAGCTGTTGTCCATTATCGAGAACGCCGCGCTCATGGGAATACCCGTTCCCAGCGTATTGCGCCGTATGCTGACTGTGCTGAACGACAAAGCCGGTGAACACGCGGCTGATAAGTTTGCCGATGACGTTTTAGGTAGAATCGACAAAGACGATAACAACCCAAAGAGGCGCGCCGATGATAAATAAAATAACTCCCGGCATATTGTTTGTCATTATCGTGTCGCTGGCCATCTATGTTGTCGATCTCCGGCACCGCATGAACAAGCAGGTCGCGGAAATTACACGCCTGAAATCGGAGCTTTCGGACTGCGGCCAGATGTTGAACGACGCTGATGCCGCAATCGAACGCCAAAACATGGCCGTCGAAGCCGCGCGCGTCGATACCGTTATTGTCGAAAAGCAGGTCGCGGGAATCGCAAAAAAGTACACGGAAACGCGCGAAGTCATTGTCGAAAAAATAAAAAAGGATTCGTCAAGTGAGAATAAACTTTTTATTATTGACAGCGTGCTGCGCTGTTATCATGGGATGTAGTACAAAAGTAGTAACAAAAATCGAATACCGCGACGTAAAGATTCCCGTGCGCTGCGATGTTACCGTGCCGGAGCGACCGGCGTACAATGCCGATCCGGTCATGGGCGTCGTCGATATACTGGAATACGTGGAAACTCTGGAAGCCTTGCTTAAGGCGTGCACCGGCAATACCGGTGAATAGGCGGCCACGAAGCAGCCGCCTATAATACTATAAGGGCGCGCCACCTCCAACGCGCCGGTGTCCGCCGTTAACACCCGTCGACGCGGCCACCCCGGAAACCGACCGCGGATTGGCCCCGCGGTCGACCCGGCTTACATTTTATTTTAAGTTTGTATTTGGCCAGAAAAAAGTCCAGCGCCTTCAGGCCGACCTTCATTGCGCTGCATATCTGGTGGCGGTTCATCCCGCATTCAACAAGCGTTTTAACCGTATCCGCGCGCGTTTCCAGCTTGTTTGCGCGTGGCGTTTGCTTGATTTTGCGCCTCGTATAATTGTGGAGATTAATTCCATACGCCACTGTTGCCCTGCGCAGCGTTCCCACGTGGACGCCGAGCTCCACGGCCATGTCCTGCCGCGTATAACCGTTCTTGGCCATCTCGATAATTTTGCCCTTTTTGCCGGTCAGCTTGTGCGTTCCCTTGTAACCGCGCGGACGCCCCAGCCGCACGCCCTCCGCGCGTTTCCGCGCAAGGGCCTCCTTTGTGCGCATACTGATCATATTGCGCTCAATTTCCGCCGCCAGCCCGAAGGCAAACGCGAGGACTTTGCTCTGTATGGATTCGTCAAGGCGGTAATTGTCCTTGATTGTCCAAACGCGAACGTTCCGCTCCAGCAGCGCCTTCAGGATGTCCATTACCATAAACATCGACCGGCCCAGCCGCGAGACTTCGCCGCAGATAATCAAGTCGCCGGACTGAACAACATCCAGCAGCTTTCCCAATTTCCGCTTCTTCGGCTCCTTTGTGCCGGAGATGGTTTCCTCAACGTATTCATCAATTGACAACTTCTGCCGGCGGCAAAAATTGTTGATCTCAAACTTCTGATTATCGTTGTCCTGCCTGTCAGTCGATACCCGCACGTATCCGTAAATCATACCCCTCTGTCCTGTTAATTGTTTTTGGTTAAAATAACTGCCGCCGCGAAGCCCCTCCCTCTGAAGCGCGATCGCGACGGCAGCCTTCGTTGCATCTCTCTATACCTCCCGATTACCGTTCTTCGATAATGCCTCCTTTGTTTATGTTATTATCGTTTCCGCTCCGCAGATAACACGTCGCGTGCCGCAGCGCGTCCGGCGGGCATATCTTATACCCGTTCCGGCAATAGCGCGCCGGATTCAGCGCAGCGCCAAAACCGCAAACGCTGGGTGCCCACAAGCCGCCCTCGTGAACGCAGCGGTAATTGCTGAACTGGACGTCCAGCGCATAGCGCGGACACGCTTTTTTTTCTTCCTGCGTCCGCGCCATACATTGATGGTATTCCACCCGCTGCGACATCACGACCACCGCCGCCGTCGTTTTATCGTTCATGCGGCAGCCTCGTCTTCATCGTCATCGGCGTCTTCATCGGCGTCGTCAGTTTCCGCCGAATCGTCATCGGCGTCATCCTCCGGCTCGTCGTCGCTATTATTATTATCGGTTTCCGCGTCTTCTTCCTCAACATCTTCGGGATGGGGATCGACGCCGAACGCCTTAGCAATATCGCTGTCATCATAATGCATATTGCCGTATATGTGGATAATTACAGCGGCCTTTAATACATCGATGGCCGTGCAGCTCTCCGCTACCTTCATATCGGCAATACCCATGCCGATATATTTTTTGTACAACTCGTCAAGCGCTTCGCGGTCGGCCCGATCGCGACCGTCAAGGCTATCGTCATCATGCATGCCAAAGTAAAGTTCTATGGGCCGCCTGTTTGCGCCGAAAATACGCTCAATGTACCAGTCGGTCTTTTCCCTAAGCTTAATTGTTTCCGGTTTGCGCGCCTCGTACTGCTTCGCTTCGCGCTCTTCCCTTTCCATGTCCCACTTGGCCTGCCGCTCCGCGCTACCACGATCGAATTTCTCCTCGCGAACCCTGTCGAGCGTTTCTTTTTCCTCGTCGGTCAATTCCCGATACACCGGCTCAACATCATCCTCGTCCAGATCAACATCACCGTAAATTTCTTTCAGCTTTTTGGAATTGGATTTCGCCCAGTTCTCGATGTTCTGCTTCGCTATAAAGCATTCCCGATTCGGGCAGTCATCCGCGCCCAAATTACCATCAAACTCGTTACCGTGTTTTTTGTCCGCGCACTTCTTGCAAGACGGCCAAACCTTTCCATTCTTGTCTTCATATTCCTTGTCTTTTTTGAACACGCAGTTTTTAAGATTCTGCATGTAGTGGCTTTTTACCCTTGCGAGAAAATCCCTCGCG